GTTGCAGCAAACAACGCTCTATTTCCTATCGCTGTATTATCGGTAGCTGTAGAATTAACCTGTAACGCTCCGTACCCTACTGCCGTATTTTGCCCGCCTGTATTAGTCGCAACCATTGAGTCAGCACCAATACATACATTTTCTGAGCCCGAAGTGTTGCCGTACATAGCTTCTCTGCCAAGCGCTACGTTATTATTACCTATCGTATTACTGTACATAGCAGAGCTACCAACGGCGGTGTTTTCTGAAGCGGTGGTGTTAGCAAATAAAGAAGCGTATCCGAGTGCGACATTATTAGCACCAGTGGTGTTATTTTTAAGAGCGTAAATACCAAATGCTGCGTTGGCAGTTCCAGTAGTATTGAGATACGCAGATTGATGCCCAACGGCAGTGTTGGTTCCTCCAGTAGTGTTAGAGAACAAAGACAGATAACCAACAGCCGTGTTGTAGCTTCCTGTTGTGTTTGTATAACTACTTTGGAATCCCACACTGGTATTGAAATTAGCTGTTGTGTTAGATTGAAGTGCTGAAGCTCCAAAAGCCGTGTTGTAAGAGCCTGTTGTGTTATCTCGAAGTGCTTGCGCTCCGAATGCGGATACGATGCCAGTAGTATTGGCGTTCCCAGCCGTATACCCAACAGCCGTGTTGTAGCTTGCGGTGGTGTTGGAACTTAGCGCACTAACTCCCATCGCGGTGTTATCAAAGCCAGTAGTATTAGCCACCAAGGCATCATCACCTAATGCTGAGTTGTTATAACCAGTGGTATTAGCCTCAAGAGCTTGGTCACCAACCGCAGTGTTTCCACTTCCTGTTGTGTTAAGCTCTAAAGCCTGATAGCCAACAGCCGTGTTGTAACTTGCGGTGGTGTTTGACACCAATGCCTGTCTGCCGACAGCTACGTTTCGTGTGCCCGTAGTATTGTAGTACAGTGCGTTGCTACCCAATGCCGTATTGGCTGCTCCAGTGGTATTGCTGTACAGACTAAATGAGCCAAAGGCTGCGCTCGTAGAAGCTGTTGTTGTGCTGTACAGCGCCTGAGTACCAAAGGCTGCGTTTTCTGTACCTGTCGTATTAGAATGCCCCGCCTGATACCCTACAGCCGTGTTGTTGCTTGCGGTGGTGTTAGATACCAGAGCCATAGAACCAAAAGCGGTGTTATTACTACCTGTGTTAGCAGATAATGCCTCACGACCAGTTGCCGTATTCCAATGCCCAGTGGTGTTTGCGGTCAAAGCATAAGTACCTACCGCAGTGTTGTAATTACCAGTCGTGTTAGCATCACCTGCGTATGCACCAATTGCTGTAAGGTTAGTGCCAGTAGTATTAGCATACCCCGCCTGATAGCCAACAGCCGTGTTGTAACTTGCGGTGGTGTTGGAGTATAGAGCTTGTGAGCCTAACGAAGTATTGTAGTTCCCTGTCGTAGTAAGGTAATTTGCCCTGTCTCCAACAGCGGTGTTATATCCCCCTGCCGCAGCCGTGTATAATGCCTGATATCCGACCGCTGTATGATTTGACCCTGTGGTGTTAAAGCGCAGCGCTTGAGTACCTAAAGCTGTGTTTTTAGAGCCAGTTGTGTTGGCATTCAAACTAGCCTGACCTACCGCAACATTAGTTGCTCCAGTAGTGTTGGAGTATAAAGCAGTATGGCCTATCGCTACATGATCCGCGCCAGTAGTGTTGGAGAGTAAAGACTGATATCCAACCGCTACAATGTCGCTTGCGGTGGTGTTGGAAAATAACGCTTGACGCCCTAAAGCTACGTTCCGGGCTCCTGTAGTATTAGTCTGTAGTGCATTGTTGCCAAAAGCTGCGCTATCGCTCCCAGTTGTATTATAAAACAAACTGTTAAAACCTACCGAGGTATTATTAGCTCCAGTGGTGTTAGTGTACATAGCCTTTCTACCAACGGCTGTGTTATTATCTGCGGTGGTGTTAGAGTATAAAGCCTGATAACCAACCGCTACAATGTCGTTTGCGGTGGTGTTGGAAAATAACGCTTGAGAACCAAAGGCTGCGTTCTGGGCTCCAGTGGTGTTATTTTGTAGGGCTGAAACACCTGTGGCAGTGTTATGACTTGCGGTAGTATTATAGTATAATGCACCATAACCTAGGGCAATGTTGTTAGCACCAGTAGTGTTAGTGTACAAAGACTGATACCCTACAGCCGTGTTGTTGCTTGCGGTAGTGTTGTAGCTTAAAGCATCATCTCCCACGGCGGTATTATATGAACCAGTAGTGCTTGATGCTAATGCACTTCTACCTGTAGCCGTATTGGAAGCACCTGTTGTATTTACATACAAACTGAATGCACCCGTGGCAGTATTTCGGCTTGCGGTTGTGTTTGCAAACAGAGCATTAGACCCTATTGCTGTGTTAGTTGCACCTGTTGTATTCGTATAGGCCGCTTGAAATCCCACCGCAGTATTGTTAGGAGTGCCTGTAGCTGTGGAACTATACAATGCTGTATGACCAACGGCAGTAGATTGGCTTCCTGTAGTGTTAGAATGCAGAGCAAAAGAACCCAAAGATAAATTAAGTTGCCCAGTGCTAGTGCTATATCCAGCCTTATATCCAACAGCGGTGTTGTAGCTTGCGGTAGTGTTGGCTGTAAGTGCTTGATCTCCTACTGAGGTATTATAGTTGCCACTCGTTAAGCTATCTAACGCAGTATCACCCAGAGCCACGTTGCTTGTGCCAGTGGGGTAATTACCGTCGAGCTTGATTGTGCCACCATCGACTGACAGGTTGCCAGTCACTGTAAGGTTTCCAACTAGATTTAAACCATCAAAGTGAGCGTTGTTAAATACGTTCGCAGCAACTGCGCCAGTTCCTGCGCCATTAAAGAACACAACCGCAGTCGTCCCCGCTGGAACTTCATAGTCATTGCTTGCGTTATATGTGCCTTGGAACAGCAAAATGCTGCGCGAACCAGATAGGTTGTTACGCACATAGATAATCTTTTCAGCGTCATTTGGAGTAAGCTGCACATATACTGTGCCACCAATATCTCCGCCATCACCAAAAATAACTAATCGATTGCGCCCGTTAGAAGCTGCGCCATCGCTAACTGGAAGTGTGTTTGGGGAACCTGTCGATCCCGTGGCGCTTAACGTTACGGAAACTTGTCCGTCAAGAGAAGTGTCCAACAACTCAAAGTTTGTGTTCGTTGTATCGCCCCATGTACCAGACTGTTCACCTGTGCCTATGAGTTCGATACCGTTATTTAACGTATATGTACTTGCCATGTTATTGTCCTATGCTGCTATGTCATCCCAGTTTGGAGTTTGAGACGGTGTTTCGTCACTCCATGCTGGGGTGGAAGATGGTGTAATCGGAGTATAGCTTGGATTTTGATTTGGAACAATACGTCCCCACACTAAAGGTGTTCCGACAACACCAGTCGCGGCTACTCCTGTGACAGATACACCTGCTTTAGCAACGGCTGTGACTGCCCCAACAGAACCTGTTCCTGAAACGCCAGTGACGCTTACTGTAATTCCCAACTCTACTGTAACACCGCCTACGGCACCCGTTGCTGCAAGCCCAGTAACAGGTACGTTCGCTATTCCTGTAACTGTTGCGGAGCCTACGCCTCCAGTTGCGGCAACACCAGTAACCGAAACATCGGCGGCTGCGGCTACTGTTGCGGAGCCTACGGCACCCGTTGCTGCAAGCCCAGTAACCGAAACATCGGCGGCTGCGGCTACTGTTGCGGAGCCTATTGCTCCTGTCGCAGCAACACCAGTCGGCGACACATTAGCCTTTGCAACGACTGTAGTAGTGCCAACAGAGCCCGTTGCTGCTAACCCTGTAGCGGGTACAAGGGCTGAACCATCGGTAGTAGCCAGGCCCACTTGTCCAGTGGCTGACACACCAGTCGTCGTAACATTTGCTAGTGCTGTAATAGTTACAGAACCAACAGAGCCCGTAGCCGCAACTCCATCAACTGAGACTCTAAGAACAGGAGTTCCCCAGGAGCCATCATTCCAAGTGGACCTACCCCATCCCGAGAATAGAGTTGAAGAAGCCATTTTTAGCTCTTACGCGATACGGATTATAGCGTTACTTGCGTCAGCTGTTGGAAATACAACTGTAAAATCACCTGCGGTAGATGTTTTATCGCCACCAAAATCTAATACAATAACCGAGGGGTCACCAGATGCACTGTCATTAAAGATCAACGCGCCACGAGCCGTAATTGTTGCTGTACTAAATGTAAGATCCGAGAAGTCCGTAAGTGCTGTTGTACCACTTGTTGTTGGATCAACACGAGTGAGAGCCGCACCTTTTGCAGTGTATCCCGTGCCCGACACTTCGTTTGAGCTAGTGTATGCTGTAGTCGCAGCAGTAAAAGAGGCACTGTTGGTGTAGAGCGCAAGGTTGAAAGTGCTACCTCCGCTATATAAAAAGTTGTGCTTGGCTTCAAGAAGCTCCTTCTTAAAGCTGGTGCACATGAAGTTTCCTGAAAAGGCCATGTCACATTCTCCTTATAAGTTCAGCGAGGTCAGGGTGCCCCGCATCTTTGATTGCATTATATACAGTAGTTCGATCACTTTTAACAGCTTCGCGTAAATAGAAACCCACCAACTGTACGATACGCTTCTGAAAAGCACGAGCCTGCGCTTGTATCGCAGGGTGTGCTTCATCTGAAACTGAAATAATTTTCTCCGCGCACCGTTCCGCTACTTCTTCTGGCGTAAAGCCACGGTTCTGAGTGGTATGAACCTCTACCTTAAATTCATTAGGTAAATCTATCTTTAACTCTGAAATCATGTGCGTGGTTTCCTAATCTGTCCGTAACGATACTCATCTACAACCTCTTGAGCTTCGCCCAAGTTCTTCAGTCGGGAAGCCCCTTCCACAAATCTTTGGTTATACATTTGCATCAAATTTGGATCTCCTTTCATGTATATATACGCTTCAATCAGTGATCCATACAAAAGAGTAATCTCTGCATTAGTGGAAAGCCAACTTGTCCCACTGTCCGCACCCGCGGTTAGTGATGCGGGCCTATATAAGTAGTGAATATCCACAGTATAGTTTGCATTTGGGGTAGGCGCTAAGATAAAGTTATCCACGTCAAACTGAGCATAATACTTAGGCTGACCAGTAGTAGTGGCGTCTGGGTTGTATGTCTGCACAAAGTCTAACTCTTTAAAAATTAAAAACTCTTTGTCCCCACTGACATCAATACTTAACGAGAAAGGAGCTAAGAAGTCGGAAGGGGCAGTCAAGTACTCGTTGCCCGTAGACATAGTGCCAAACTGGTTCTTTTGAAACAGATTTAACTGCACACTTTTAAGTATTCGTTCTTCTGCCAACCTAATAAACAAAGGAAGATTGTTAACGAAACTGGTTTCGTCATTTTCTGTATAGTCCTGAATGGCTTGTTTCAGTTCGCCATATGTCATTGTCATGGTGTGTTCGCTTGGCCTCCCATACCTGAATGGTTGGTGCAATAGTAATACAATGTTGGAGCACCTGACGCCACCGTTATTTGAGTATAAGCACCTGCACTTCCAGGTGTACCGCTAGTAGTAACCCCCGTGGTGTACTCTGAACCCCCACCATGACTTCCATTAGCGGTAGTGCTAAACCGGAAAGGATGTGAACTATTGCTGGAATCGCTTTGATCAAAGCGATAAGAGTTTCCTTCATTTAAACTAAGCGTAGGAGAAACAGAACCGCCAATGTAGTATTTATTACCCGTCCCGTAGCTGTTTGTTCCAGATGCAACTGTGACTGTATATGTAGTGTATCCTGTGGTTGTTACGGTTACAGAACCTATAGCACTCGTACCTGAAACTCCCGTTACAGAAAAGCTAACATCGTCTACAAAAGCCGTACCAACACCACCCGTTGCACTTACACCTGTTGGTGTGGCATTAGCCCCACCCGTAGTACCTATAACGGAAACTTCCCCTGGGGCACCAATAGCTCGAATGCGTTCGAGTGTAGGAGCCTCAACCGTAGGCACTCCAACATAAACTTGTAATGATTCCGCCTTATCAGGTCGTGGGTTTCGCAAAGCTTGAGGGTCTGGGCCTACTTTCGGAGGGTATAATTGAGGATGCTTTGGTTCAAATTCATCAGGGCCAACCTTTGCGCCTGTCCATTCAACTTTCATCTGATGCAAGCGGTAACGGCGACCTGACCGATCTGAAATACCCCAAGCCTTTTTTCCGTTAGCGTAAGCCATTATACCCTCAAATAACTTAAACTAGGCTGTAGTTTAAGAGGAGTCCTGCCCTGATCCTCGTCAGCCGCACGTTGAAACTCTTCTTCGTACACTGTTTTCAAAAGCTGGATGCGTTCTGGAGACCTCTTCATAGCTATGTAATAGGCTAAACCCGCTACCATACAAGGGAAGAACCTAAAAGGCATGTCGGTCGTATTTACCAAAGTGTCTGCATCTTCGATCCTGCGCACGTAGTAATATATCAACTGATCCGTAGAGTTTTCTGGCACAGCCCATAAATTAATCACCGGATCGACTTGACGATTAAGCCAGTACTGGCTTGTACGGCCTTGCGTTGTTTTATTGGGGAGTGTGGCGTAATCGCCACGACTAATCCGCTCAACCTCGTAATCTGTACCGTCACGGCGAAGAACTACGTCAAGCAAATCAACTACATCATCAGTTAAAGTTTCCTGTGCCTGGCCCTGCGTAAGGGTTATGGTGTTCTGCTTTACTGTCCATAGGTTTAACCCACGGTTAGCCCATTCTGCAAACATCAGATTCAAAGAACGACGTGCAGTCTTGGCGTCATAACCAGTGCGAACTTCTAATCCGCACCGCTCATATGCCTCTTCAATAACCTCCGCTACATCGAGGTTAAAGTCTCTTGAACCTGAAGTTGTCATAGCATCAACTCATGTTTGTGTTACGAACGCCACGACCAGGCATTACACAACCGCCGTCCATGTATCCGAGTTTAGCTTGCCCGCCACGC